GTGCGACGGCCGGGACTTGGGGACAGCGATCGGGAAAGACCGCCGGAAGCGGGAGCGGAAGGCCAAGGGTTTACTCCGGTTTCGATGGAAGTGAAATACCTTTCATCCACAATTTGATTCTGAACATTATTAATGAATGGTATACCAGGAATGGTGGATCTGAAGTTGAGAATAAGGTTAGAAAATTACTGTGGTTGGAAGTGACAAATAGTCACCACACCATCGACGGTATTGTTTATGATTGGATAGCTAGTTTACCTAGTGGTCATCCTTTCACTATCATCATTAATTGTCTTTACAATCACATCGCTTTTGTGTACTGTTGGACGAGGAGTGTTGACAGAGAACATAGGAATTCATTTTATCTCTTTGTGTACTTAATTGTGTGCGGGGATGATAACACTTTCACTGTCCATCCGCGTTTCAGAGAAGTTTTCAATGAAATGACCTTGTGTAAGCCTATGGCTGAACTTGGTTTGAAATACACCACTGAAACGAAGGGTGAGGCCGAATTTCCTTTCAGACCTTTAGAAGATGTAGAATTTTTGAAACGTTCCTTTAGATTCGAAAAGAGAACCGGTACTTGTATGGCTCCCTTGCGTTTAGATACAGTTCTCGAGATTCCATTTTGGACCAAGAGGACTGCAGATAAGCACAACATCACGTGTTCCAACACTCGCGAAGCTCTTCGTGAGCTTAGCTTGCATTCGAAAGAAGTTTTCGAGTTCTGGGCCCCACAGATTATATCTAGTTTTTATAGACATTACCCAACTCACAGACCTGTTAAAGAATTGAACCTAACCTACCATCAGTATCAAGCTGAAGTTAGTGAATTGGAACATTTCTTTTGTTAGAACACCTAATGACCTAAAAGTCTTTAAACTTGTGGTTTTTGCATGTGTTTTCCTAAAACCCTAGACGGTGAGTCTATAAATCACCACTTCACAAACTCTCGCGCGTGATCTTTTCATTGTATAAAATTCCTTTGCCCTAAAACTTTGAAAATGCTGCCGAGCTAAAGGTGTTATCTATTAAGATTTACTATTCAGGACACACCGGTTGCAGCCCAACTAACGTCCAGAGAACAAAGGTACGATTTTAACGTCCGGGTCGACGCTTTAATTTAAATTATGACCCCCTAATACTAATACTAATTTACAAGGTGGTGACCCTTCTTCAGTCACCAACAATTTCCCATCTGCCAATGTAGAAGCAATGGGTGAACGTACCAGCGATGACACTACAGCTTTCACAAGTGATGCTCAAGTGGTTTCTACATCTATCGCTAAACCTTTTCGGATGTCAAATATACACTTATCCTCGTCATCCACAGATGTCGGTCAAACGATTACTAATTTCCTCCAGAAGCCTACCGTATTACAAGCGGGAGTGTTTGCTTCCACAGACACGGTTTCAACTTTTTCGCAGTTTTCT